ATCGGCAGGAAATATTTCTTTTGGAATAGAAAAGTAATCTTTTGCCATAAACAAAATATCTCCTGTCATACCACTATGGATTTCAATTACTCTTCTTCCTGAAACGTAATTATGATAATATTCTAATTCTTGTATATATTCAACAACTTCTTTAGGAAGTTTATATTTTTTCTCATTAATAACTATTTCTTCCATTTTAGTTTAGATTTTGTTCTCCATAAAATATATTTCGGTTTTTCTGTTTGCTATTTGAAACTCTATAAACATCTTCTTCTATAGAACCATCAAATAAACAATAAAACACTTCCACATCATTTGTTCTACCAATTCTCCAAGCACGACCTTCCGCTTGTTCATGCTCATCGGAACTCCATGATGGGCTATTAAAATAAATAACGTCTGCTTTTGTTATATTTAAACCTGTTCCTATTGACTTTATGTTCCCAATCAATACTTTTTTATCAGGATTATCCATAAATTCTTTTATCATAGCTTCCCTTCGCTTTCCATCCATTCCTGAATCAACGCATACCGCATATTTGCTTAACTTTTTCTTAAATCTTTCATATTCTTCAACGAAATTGGTAAATATTATACAAGTTTTATCATCTTCTATAGTTGATAGTACTGATAATACAGTGTGTTCGACTTTTTGAATTGCATAAAATTGTCTTAAAAGTATTGATTCTACTAAATCTTTTGTATCTTCTACTGAACGATTACCTTTTTTGAGCATATACTTCTCAAATAATTCAGAGGCTTCCTGTTGCTGTTTTTTACTTAATTCAAAATAAAGTTCGCTTATGATTTTATCAGGGAATCCCTCAATCATTTTTTCGGTTCTTCTTCTCCTTTGAATAAACTTTATTCGCTGAGATAGTTCATAGGTATTTGTATTGGCAGTTTTTCTTAAAAATTGTTTTTGACCGCCTTTCATATTCTGTTTGAATGCTCCGCAATATCTTTTAGCATATTCTTCGTATTTTGCATACCAAATGTTAAAATGGTAATCATTGGAGGTGTAGATAATATCGCTAACATTTAAGTTTAGATTTCTACAGATATCATAGAATTCTTCATTTCTTTCAATGGCAGTTGCGGACATTGCCCAAACATATTTAATGTTAGGATTTGAAGTTAAAGCTCTAACCACTTCACTTTTTTTAGCTTTAGGTTTTCTAAACTTTTGAACTTCATCTATAATGACGCAATCATATCCTTCATTATATAAAGGTCTATATGGGATTTCTTTACTTTTTCCTCTTTTAGCCTCTTCATGATAAGCCATTAGAACATCACATCCTATAATTGTATAGGTGCATTCATCCTCAATCCAACCATTTTCACCCCAAATAATTTTACAATCTTGATTCCAATGGGCTAATTCTTTTTTCCAATCTAATTGTTTGCCTGCAATACAGATAATCAATACTTTTTTACATTTGGCTGCTATTGTTGCCGCTATTGAAGAATAGGTCTTTCCTGCACCAACTGTATCCATCAAAAAACATTTTTTATGATACAAAAGAAATTGAACGGCTGTCTCTTGATGCTCAAATAATTTCCCTTTGGAAAAATTCTTATTTAACTCTTCGAAATCAATAGGAAGTCTTGTATATATTTTTTCATATAAATCTCCTACCTCACTTTTATAAATCCAAAAGTATGTTAAGCTATTAGAGGATTTTTTATACCTCACATGATACCAATCATCAGTTTCCCCCACTATCCCATTTATAGTTACTTTTGGAGCAGGTCTATCTAAATTAAAATCTTCTTTAATCCGCTTTTCGGTAATTTCTCCTACGTCAATAGTTAAAGGTGGAAATTCGTAAGGTTTGAATTTGTAATTCTTTATAAGATATTCATTTTCAAAATCTGAAAGCTCAAAACCTTTTTCAGTTCTAAATCTTTTTTCAATTTCGAGTATAAATGGGTTGTCATCTATGTATGATAATAATTCTTTTGTATTAAATTCAGGATATTCCATATTTCAAAATATTTATTAAAAAAGCAGTACTTACTGCAAATATAATAAATATAAATCTCAAATAAAATGAATTTAGCACCTTTAAATAATAATAACAAGTTTTTTTCTGAAAACGAGTATAATTATTATGTCAGTCAAGCAAGAGAACATTTAGCTTCCCTTGATACAAAAATTATTTTTTATAAAGTAAATAAAGCTAAATCTCAAATAGATGATTTATATGGAGAGGCTTATGAAGAGGAAGTAACATTAGATGGAGCAATTGAAATTCCTGCAATTATAAAAATTGATGCTTCAGAGAATAAAGCTTACGTTTCAGATAAATCTATACTTCGTTTTGAAGAATACGGAAATTTGACTGCAAGTGTGCTAATACAAGATTTAGAGTTCTATAATGCAAATATTGTTTATGGTGATTACATTGCATATAGATTTTCTGAAACTCAAGTTTTGTACTTTCAAGTGGCAAACGATTCTCAAAAACTGTCAAGCAAAAATACTTTCTTAGGTTATAAACCATATTGGAAAACAATTACCTGTACTCCTGTGAATAAAGGAGAAGAATTCTTTAGAGCGTAATGAAAAGAACAATTGATGATAATATAAAATTAAATGGTAAGCAGCAACAAGTCAAACTCGTTGAAGATACTGTAAAGAATGATACTTTTTTCCCAAAAGGTGTTCATATTGATGATATGGACAGGTCTATAAGAGATAATTTCAAAGAAAAATTTGAAATAGTTTCTCAAGGAAAAGCTATACCTTTTTTGGATATATTTTCTATTCAAAGGTTTTCTGAATTTATGAAAACGTGGCAAAATGTCGATGAGACAAATACTATCAATTTGCCATTTATTATAATGGTGCGTGAAAATTCAGAAAAAGGTACTAATCTCGGTGGAACTTTTAATATTGCAAGTGATATAACTTTTCCTGTTTGGAAAAGAAATACTGTGAGAAATGGAAGAGCAACTGTTGATTTTTATCAAATAGCTCAACCTGTTAATATTGATATAACTTATATAGTTCATTTGTTTACATCTCATCAAAGAGAAGTGAACATGATGGATGAAATGATGCTACATGCTTTTAAATCTGCACAATACTATGTTCTCGTTAATGGTCATCATATGCCATTGTTTTTAGAATCTATGGATGATGATTCGCAGGTGGGAGATTTAGAAAAGAGAAAATATTATCATAAAAAATATACTTTGAAATTAAAAGGATATTTATTGAGAGAAGAGGATTTTAAAAAGCTACCTTCTATTGATAGAATAATTTTAAAAACACATGCTTCGTATGAAAGCAATGCTTATTGTGAAGTTAAAGAAGTTGATTTAAATTGTGATTTATGTTTAAATTATAAGTTTAATAGAAAATCTCCAAATTCACAAACATATAGAATTCCAATGAAATTAGAATTTTATTATGACAATCAAAATCCTGTGAATGATTATAGTTATTTTTTGAATGGGAATTTAGTTACTCTACCCTTTATTGCGGAAAAAGGGGATGAGTTAACGGTAAGTCATAATTTGCACAAACAAAACATTATTAATATAACGGTGTGTGCAAAAAAAATAGATTAAAAAAACATGTTTTCAAATAATTCAAATATTTATAATAAAAATAAAATACAATGGCAGTTCAAAAACCTAATCTTGCACCATCAATAAAATTCACTGAAACAGACTTGACTTTTACCACAAGAAATTTTGGTATTACGTCACTTGGTATTTCAGGCGAATTTCCTAAAGGTAGAGCGTTTACACCTATAGCAATTGATAATGTTACTCTTTTCAAACAAGTATTTGGTGATAACGACCCTTGCAAATTTGAAGGGACTCAACAACCTATATATGAAGGAGTTTATATTGCAAAACAATTTTTAACAGAATCAGACCAACTTTTCGTTTCAAGAGTTTTGGGTCTAACAGGCTATGATGCAGGTGATGCTTGGGGAATTTCTTTTGGAGCTTCTCTTGACCCTGCAACTGTCGCAACTACTTCTACTTCTACCTTCACTGCTACAATCAATTATGTAAATGGAACTGTAGGAAATGTAACATTTAGCAATTCTGTTCTTCAAGACTTATATGATGCAGGCGAAATTGCAGATGTATTACTTGGCGGAAGCACTTTAGAAACAGGAGATACAGTAGTTGTTGGAAATCAATTCATTGGAGATTGTAATACTTTCACAGGTGCAAGATTCAATATGACTGTCACAAATAAAGTTGAAACTTTCATTTGTATCACAGGTGAAACTTCAGTTGGAACAAGTTTTGAAGTTCCAAGTGAGGTTCAAAATTGTGTGGTTCTTTACTCAGGTGGAACAATCACTTACGATAGTACATTTGTAATTACAATTGTAAATCCAATTGTAGTTCAGAATGTTGTTACAAATGAACTCACTGTTGTTCCTTCAGGAATTCTAACTTTGGTAGGTGGTACAATCACTCACGGTATAGATGGTTCAATTGTAATTGAGAGTGGTTCAATTTTCTTTCCTAATGGAGATGTTTTCACAGGTGGAGAATATAAAATATGTGATTTGAATGATAATGTTGCAGTTTACGATTGTGATACAATTGATGGTATCAATTATACACTTACAACAGGAACTACAATTATCTATAATACTGTAACTTCGGGTACTACTCAACAGATTGTATCTCAAATCCCTTCAGGGCTTGTACAGATTGATTTTTCAGGTACAGTGATTGAGCTTTCAGGAGCACCATATGCACAATATGATAACATGGTTGTTGCATTGCTTCGTTCATTTGCTGAATACAATGGAGACCAAATATTAAACTTCCAAGTAGAAGGTAATGTAATTTCAATTGAATCTATAGATGGTGGCATCATCAAACCTTTGGATGATTTCTTAATCAAGGGTACAAAGACTGATGGAACTCCTTTTGAATTTAATGTTTCTTTTGATAAGTCTAAATCTAACTATATCTTGAGAGTATTTGGGAACTTTATACCTTGTTGCCCTAATAATCTTCCATTGTATGTAGAAGATATTTTTGAAACAACTTTCAATAATCTTTTGGCTAACGGATTGATATACTGTATTAAACCGACAGCTTGTTATATCAATACTTTAAATAACTACAAAGAACCTTATCAGGGTGCAATGACTCCTTGGATTGTTTCTGAATTAAGAGGTAATCGTGTATATAGATTGTTTAGAATTCATACTTTTTCTGATGGTAATGATGCTAATACTGATATCAAAGTTTCAATTACTAATATCAGACCTGATGCAAAAACTTTTGATATTCAAGTTCGTTCTTATGGTGATACAGATAAAAAACCTGTTGTTCTTGAATCTTATTCAAGATTGACTTTAAGAGAACAAGATAACAACTTCATTGGAAGAAGAATTGGTACTGTTGATGGTAACTATGTTCTTAATAGTAAGTATATTATGATTGAATTGGCAGCAGAATGTTTGGATGAATCATTCCCTGCAGGTTTTGAAGGTTATCCTGTAAGAGATTACGATTGTATGGTTAACCCTGAAATGATTTATAAGACGCAATATGCGACTACTGACAAAGTTCGTCAAACATATCTTGGTTTCAATGATGTAATTGGATACGATGCGGATTTCTTTGACTATAAAGGAAGACCTGCTAATGCTTTGTTGCCTTATTGGACAGGAACTACACATGGTTTCCACTTAGATACTAATGCATCAGCAGTTACAGTTGATGGTGTAGGTACAGTTAACTTTGAAACAGGTGCATATGGTTTCCAAAATGAAACTGATATTGTAGGTACTGCTTATGAAAAGATTGAATCAAGAAAATTTACAGTACTTGTATTTGGTGGCTTTGATGGATGGGATATTCACAGAAAAACAAGAACTAATACTGACTTATTCACAGTTAATGGTGCTTTAGGACAAAAAGGTCTTACTTCAGGAGCTTTTGATGTATATAGTTCTGAAAATATAAATGAAGGTCAAACGGTAATTAATTCTGACTACTATGCTTACTTAGAGGGTATTAGAAGTCTTCGTAACAGAAATGAGTTTAGGATTAACTTACTTGCAACACCAAATGTTAATACTTCAGAAAATTCAAATCTTGTTGAAGAGGCGATTGATATGTGCGAAAACGAAAGATGTGATACTTTCTATGTAACTACTACTTTGGATACGGATTCAACAGGACAGGTATTGCTTCCAAATGATGTTGTAAGCACTATTCAAGATTTGTATAACAGCTCTTATGCAGCTACTTACTTCCCTTGGGGACAATTTCTTGATGAAGTTAACAATGTGTTCCTTTGGTTGCCTCCAACTGCAGAAGTAATGCGTATCTTTGCTTTGACAGATAAAATTAGAAGACCTTGGTTCGCAGGTGCAGGTTTTGTTGTAGGTGAAACTCAATTCAAACAGGCAAGAAAGAAACTTAGACAAGATGAAATGGATGTTTTGTATGAAGTTCGTATAAATCCTATTTCAACATTCAGACAAGC